ACCGATCATATACAAAACCAACTTCGACAAGGACAATTGACTGGACTTATAACCAATTATTCGGTCTCTACTATGGTGCCTCCTTTTATAAAAAACCGGGTGAAAGATACTTACGATTTATTAAAATTTATTTGGGAAAAGGAATTGCCTTTAGATATTGTTACTTTTTTTGAAACGTATAAAAATGTTGCGTTGGTAAATATCGGGGTAGGTTCCCCGGACTCTGGAACGGCTGCAAACTTTCAAGTCACTTTCAGAGAGATCCGTACTGTTAAATTACAGGAAGTTAAAATCACAGCTAATGTTAATCCCGGGGAACTTGACAATGACACCTCCAGACAAGCTTCCCCCGGGGCGGATCGCGGCAGACAAGTGGGGGTTCCGCAATGATTGAAATACCGGTATTCCAAAATACGGTCAGTAATTGGCGTGAAAGTATTTTACTGGAGGACAAACGCATCAGTTTTCGATTTATGTATAATATTCGGAATAATTTTTTTCATATAGATTTTACCGATGCAGAAAATAACACGATCTACGGAATAAAGGTTGTTGAAAACTTTCCTCTTTTAAAGTATAAAAAAGGATTCGTTGTTTTTGATGGGGATATCTTTTTATTACAAAAAGAAGAATCTGATGAGGGTGTTACTTATGAAAACCTGGGAGTGACTTGGGCTTTATTTTATTTAACACCTGATGAGGTAGTGGAATGGGAGGATGAAAATGGCTTTTAAAAGAACGCTGGAAATGCGTGTTGGGGTAGGGGATAGTGCTGTCATTATTTCCGGTCTTGACGTTTCTTTTAATATTAACCGAACCATTACTCCTTCCGAAAATACAGCGGAATTTGTTGTATATAATGCGTCTGAGAGTACCAGGAGAGACATTTTAAAAGAGGGTAACAATATTATATTTTCTGCTGGGTACGTTGATGAAGACTCCAGTGTCATTTTTATCGGAAATATTGACAAGGCAATAAGCTACAGAGAGGAAGCTGATTGGGTTACTGAAATAGAATCCAAAGCGATCCGGAGCAAATCCCAATCATTAGATAACGTAAATGTATCTTTGAGTTTTTCCGAAAATACCGGGTATGACGTTATACTTCAACAAGTCACCAACGCTCTCGGGTTGTCTCTGTTCGGTGGACAGAACGTCTCTGATATTAAAATCCCCAGTAATTTTGTATATGTGGGGGACGCAAGAGCCGCACTAAAAAATATATCGAGCAAACTCCGGGAATTCGGAAAGAGTGTTTACATAGATAACGGAGAAGCGATTGTTTATAATACCGGGCAACAATCAGAAGAATTTACTGTTCAATACTTGACTTATGATTCCGGTTTATTGTCTGTTTCAGACATAACGGAATATGAAGCCGAGAAGGATAGAGGGAATAAAAAAAGAGTGGGATTTGAATGTATAATGATGAGTTCTCTACAGCCCAATAGTTTAATCACCATAAAAAATACAGATAACGACGGGGTTTATATTGTCGAGTCTTTAAATTTTTATGGAGATAATTTTGGGGGTGATTTTAATGTTTCCGGGGAGGCAAGCGAATGAACGAAAATATTGTAGATATATTTGATAAATGGTTAGCGTCCCGGCTCTCTAACGTTCATACCATGCTCCCGGGCACTATATTGTCCTATAGCGGACATTCTAAGCGCAAAGCTGAAGTTTTACCCATGATTAAAAAAGAAAGTGTTAATTTAGACATTATCGATGTCCCTAGCATACAAAACGTTCCTGTTATATTTCCGAGTACTAAAAAAGCAAGTGTATTGTTCCCTCTTGAAAAAGGGGATGGTGTTATGCTTGTTTTTTCGGAAGCTGGATTTCAAAATTGGATTAACGGCGATAACGAAACTCAAGTTGATCCGGGCGACAGGGAACGTTTCAGCCTGTCTGATTGTGTAGCGGTTCCAGGACTGTTCCCCTTTGGTGGGGTTCCCGATGCTCCGGCAAATGATACAAGCCTTTTTGTTCAGTATAAGGATAGTGTTGTAGAAATGGATGGTACAAATATCAATTTTAACAATGGTGATAAAGGAACCGCCCGGCTTGATGATGAAGTTTTAAATGATGATACTACCGATTCCGCTTTTTTCACCTGGCTTGCGGGAGTGTGGGATGCTTTTGCTAATGCCGCCCCTACCCCGCAGGATGGAGGTGCGGCAATACAAACGGCAGTAAAGACCTATTTAGCCGTGAACCCCGCCCCGACAAAACTTGATGGTAAGATAAATTCTGCTTCCGATACAGTAACAACGGGGGATTAACATGAGTAAAAATTTAAAACTTAATGAAACAACCGGGGATTTAAAAATCACGAATAATAACTTGACGTTTACTTCTAATTTTGAGGAAAACTTGGCTCAAAAGATTACTACCAATTTGAAAACTTTTTTTGAGGAGTGGTTTTTGGACAGAACAATTGGGATCCCTTATTTCACAGACGTGTTCGGAAAACAAAAGGCTTCTGACGTTAATGCGATTATGATTAACGCTATAACTAACATTGATGGAGTGAATAAAATTATAGAGTTTACGGCGGACTTTAACGGAAACAACCGTACTTATAAAATTGAAGAGTTGGTTATTGAATCAACTCAAGGGGAAACAGTAACATTGACGGAGGTGGAATTATGAGCACTGTATGGGTGTCCTCTACAGGTTTTCAAAAAAAGACATTAACAGAAATTAAAGTTGAACTGGAAACCGAATTTCAAAACATTTTTGGAAGCGGTATTGATCTTGATCCTACTGGGCCAATCGGTCAAATCATCGGTCTCTTAAGTAAACGAGAAGCGGATCTTTGGGATGGTGCTCAGGAAATATACACAAGCCGGAACCCCCAGGAAGCTTCTGGAACTTCTCTTGATTTTATTGCGAGTGAAAACGGGCTCACTCGATTAGACGCAACCAAAACAAGGGTCGAAAATGTTTTATTATATGGAGATGAAGGTACAGTATTGACCGCCGGACGGAAAGTGCGACAAGAAAACAACACTGAACTACTTTATGAACTTGATACTAATATTACGATTGAAAAAGCCAATGCCCGGTTTATAGCTATTGAACCTGACGATCCGGGAGGAGCCGGAGAGGACTTTACCGTCACTCTCAACGGTACTCTCTATACATATACCACTTCCGGAGGAGACGGAAAAACAGAAGTTGTGGATGGTCTTATAGCACTAATTGAAGCAGGATCTTTTCTGGGGAGTGTAAATAACAATGACGATGTATTAGACATCTTAGATGTAGATACAGATTTTTCCGTTAGTTTCACCAGCAATTTAACTGAAAATTCTTTAGCTTCCGGAGGGGATTTTACCGCTGATACCGAAGGGTCAAACACTCTCCCGGCAAATACATTGACTGTTATTGTTACCTCTGTGGCCGGGTGGGATAGTGTGAACAATCCGGAAGCCGGAACAACCGGAAGAGACCAAGAGACTGACGCTGAATTTAGGATCCGAAGGGAAACAGCTTTTTTAAGGGGTAATGCTACTGAAGATGCGATTCGTACAGCCTTAGTGCAAGACGTTGAGGACGTATCAGCCGCGAGCGTAAAAAGTAATAGAACCCTAGCAACGGATATAGATGGGAGGCCTCCAAAAAGCTTTGAAGCGGTTGTACAGGGTGGTACTGACTTAGAAGTTGCTGAAAAAATCTGGAAAGTTCAACCCGCAGGAATTCAATCTTATGGAAATGTTTCTCAAAACATAACAGACAGCGAGGGAACTACTCAGGAAATTCAATTCAGTAGGCCCACAGAGGTTTACATTTGGGTTAAAGTTCAAAGAGACTTTAATACTGAAGAAGACTATCCGAGCAACGGTGACGATCTTATTAAACAAGCCATTGTAGATTGGTCTTTGGATATTACTAATATTGACGTAGGTGTTGATGTAATTCGCCAAAGACTTACAATCCCAGTATATACAGTGGCCGGAGTAGGGGACATCGACATTACAATAGACGATACCCCGAATCCTGGGGATACGCCAACCTACGCCGAACAAAACATCACCATATCCCCGAGGGAAATTGCGGCGTTTGCATTGTCAAGAATTATAGTTGAGGATCTTCCATAATGTCTGAAATAGTTAAAATTACCGATTGGGATGCTCGCATAATTGCTCTGATTATAGAGCAATACAAAGAAAAAACCCTCATCGAAGGGATACCCACTATAGCCAATATTCAAGCACAAGATCTTGAAAATGCTCTGTTTGAAATAAGAGACAATTATTGGTTAGATACTGCTGAAGGGAAACAATTGGACGTTATTGGGAAAATTATGAATATCCTTAGAGAAGGCAGGAATGATACGGAATATAGAATGTTTCTAAAATCACAGGCTGGTGCTACTTTCTCCGGAACACCGGAGGAAATTATAAATATATTAAAAGCATCGTTTGGGTATAGCGTAGTTGAGTACACACCCGGATACCCGGAGGAGCCAGCTTTCTTTTACATCAACACCGAAGGACAGCCGTATGTAGCCCAAGATGTTCTATATCAGCTTTCTCCGGCCGGTGTCGGCGGGTTGCTTCTTAGTGGTCTTGCCGATGCTCAAGACAACCAAATTCAAGACGGCCAGGGCAGAGACATCGGGGTTGTTTATCAATTACTTGAAGGTGAAATCACGGATGAATCCGGGGATACAATTGATGATGACACCGACACACCAATAGAGTCTGAAATATTAGTTTAAGGAGAATAATATGATAACCGTTTTAGCATTTCCCGAAGTAACAGACGTTCAAGACGATGATTACTTCTATTCCATAAGAGGATCCGGGACAACTCGTGACAAAAAAATAAGAGCTAAAAATTTAATTGGTCAAGCCACCACGGTTACTGGAACGGACACTGTTGACCTTTCAACTTTTAATAACAATTTAACTATTTTTTGTAACTCGGCAACCCCAATTACCCTTACCATTTCCAACGCTCTCCCGGAAAATCGGGAACTTAAAATTCTGAATGTAAACAGTGGAGTGGTAACACTGGCAACACTCGACACTATTTCACTTGCCTCCGGTTCCGTTCAGCGTTGGATTTCGGATGGTACTTCCATGTATTTTACAACTAACGAAATATTTACCGACACCATCAAAGAACAAACACCAGGTAATGGTGTAACTATTGATGGGTCTCTTATCAAAGATGGTGATGGTAAGTTTGATACAATAAGTGAAAAGACATCAAGTAATGGTGTAACTATTGATGGAGTGTTGCTTAAAGACGGAAAAATTGACAATGTTTTATACCCTTTATTTTGGGATTATATAGTTACAAATACTTCAGAATTAGAAGCTCTCAATACTGCAGGTCCAACTTATAAAAGAGTTTTAGTCAGAAAAGGAACTTACTCCCCATCAGCAGATATAAATTTAGACACGTGTAATGTTGAGTGGTTTATTGGAGAGGGGGACGTTACAATAACCAGTCCATTAGTGAGGACAACAAAGCCTACGACTAATTTGCATCTTTATAAAACTGAAAATATTTTTATTAACCTTACTTCAGGAAATAGAGGGATTTACAGATGTGTAAATTTAAAAAATTGCAAAATAAATATCTCTTCAGATGCCCTTGATCATAGAGGTTTTTATCAATGTGATTATATTGAGAAATGTGAAGTAAATTCAGATGGGGGCAATGGCGGGGAATGTTATAGAGAATGCAATTTTATAAATAATTCCACTGCCTATCAGAGGACTACTTCTTCTAGCTTGCAAGCATCAAAGGGTTTTATAGTGTGTAATTACATAACCAATTGCGAAGTCTCAGTTCAGGGTGGGGATTCTATCTCAGATAGCGGATTTGAGTCGTGTAACTATTTATGCAATATCGTTGTAAAAGACAGTCTTTATAGAGGGGTTGTTGGTTGCAGTTATATTTCGAATTATAAATATACGGGAACGGGATCCGCTCAAACATCTAACACAAAAAGTGATCCGGATAGCACTGACTAAAAAAAGGAGAATAACAAATGACACAAATTAAAGACTATACAGAACACACTTCCGGGGAGTTTAATGACGGCGATCAGTTCGTGCTCCAAACGGTCGGAGAGGTAACCAAAAAAACTCTTTGGTCTACCATTAAAGGCTTTTTTCTAAAGCCGTCCGAGGTTGTAAATGACTTAGTGACTGGAGGTTCGGCGGTTCCGCTTTCAGCTGAACAGGGGAAGACACTTAACAATGCTAAAATGGGACAGTATCGGTTTTATCAGATAGACGGAGATTTTAACCATTGGCAGGCGGGAGATCCGGGGAGCGTTACAAGTGGATATGTTTCGGACATATGGGGTTTCTCTCAATCAGCGGGGGCTGGCACTTTTACGAGAATATCATCGCCCACAAACTCAAAAGAGTATGCGCTAAATATTGCCATGACAACAATTATTTCCGTACCCCGTATATATCAAATACAAGAAGGGGGGATTTTTTCAAATAAGAAAATGTCTGCTTTTATATATGCAAAAGTTACTTCTGGTACTGGAGATGTTTCATTCAGAATAGCGCCTACTGGAGGGGCATCGGCGACAGATTCAAGCATACAAACATTAACGGATTCTTATGCTTGGTATAGACTTGATAATGATAGAAGTTCCTCGGATGATAGCAGTGCAACATCTTCGGAAACACAAATATTTTTGAGATCCGCAGTAGAATATCAAATTGACAAAATCCGCATTACCGAACAGCTCCCCGGTTCAGAAGGAAAAGAAGGAGATGCAGGCGTTGTAATCCCTGATTGGGTAAAAGAAGATGAAGACAGAGAGGCAATGCTTAATAAAGTGTTGCAGTATTATTATGTGTGGACTACAGACGATTTGAACAATAATCTTACAGCTGTTGGGTGGGCAGTAAATGCATCGTTTATTAGATTATCTTTTTTCTTACCGGTTAAAATGGTCGATAACGGAGACGGAACTATAATACTAAATGGTACACGAGATACGGATTGGGAATTGATTGACATGGATTCTGGATCTGCAACGAATTCTACAGGATCTTTTAATAGTGATAAAATTGATGGTAATTTAGGAATGTTTAATTTTACTCCCGGGACATATACGGCAGGAAATAAGTATACTATAACATCAAATAACCAAACGTTTTCTATTGAGTTTGATAAAAGATTTTAAGGAGATAAACCATGTACGAACACTATTATAAACACTACGCACAAAAAAACGAAAACAATATTGTAATACATTTTTTTTCAGACGCTTTTCAAAGCCCGGATGAAAATAGCATCTTTATTGAAGAGTCAAACAATCGTCATTGTAATAAACAGGCTTCCGATGAGTATGGCTACATTTACAAAATTGAAAATGGAAAATACATTAAAAGAACAGACGATGATAGAAAAGATGAGTATAAACAACATAAAATAAATATAATCAAACAAACAGCACATCGAATTATAATAAACAAATACCCTGCATGGAAACAAAGAAACATGGCACAAAGAGGCGTCGAATTAGTAGATTTAAAAACTGAAAGAGAATTAACCGTAGAAGAAGAAGCAGAAAGACAGGCGTTAAAGGATATTAAAGCATGGGTTGACAGTATACGATCTCAATCTAACGCTATGGAATCTGACCTTGAAAATTTAACCGGGAAAGAAATAAAAAACTATGAGGTAAATTATAATCAATAATGGAAAATCAAATTTTCGGTAGATTAAAAGAATACTTGGATCAACATCGCGATCATATGGATGAACGAATGGATCGGGTAGAAAATATGTTGACAGAGTTTATGCAACAGGGAAATAGCAACAGCAACAGCATAGGTAGAATTGAGGAAAAACAAATATCATGTAATAAAGAATGGGATCGAAACTCAGAACAACATAGAGAATTTTATGAAAGATTAAAATTAGTAGAACAGGAAAATGACCGTATTGCAGGTGGGCTTTCTATAGGAAAAATAATAATAATACCACTTTGTATTACTGTTATAGGTATTATTTTGAGACTTGTGTTTATGTAAAATAAATAATTATGAAAAAATCATCCTATGTTTCCGAATATATAAAAAAGTTTCCTGACGCAGCAAATGGAACACTTGCTAATATTTTAATACGAGACTTGCCAGAAATATTTACTGATAAAGAAGCAACAAGAAGTTCTATTCGGTATGTTAGGGGAAGTCTGGGCGTACAAGCAAGAAAAAAAAGAAAAATAAAAGAAAGTGAAAAAAAATATAGCAAGCATAAAGGGTTTAATGGTGTGCCTGAAGGATTAAAAGAAATTAACGATTGGAAAATTGTAAATTTAAGATTAAAAAAGACTTTGGTACTATCAGACGTACATATACCTTATCATTCAAAAAAGGCTTTAATTGCAGCTCTTAATTATGGAAAAGAAAATGGATGCAAAGATGTTTTACTTTTGGGTGATTTTATAGACTTTTTTTCTGTATCATATTTTCAAAAAGATCCAAGAAAAAGAAATTTACAAAATGAACTTGATACTTATTATAAAATAATGGATTTGATTAGATATAATTTTTCAGGTAGAATAATATATAAAATAGGAAATCATGAAGAACGGTATAATACTTTTATGCAGTTACGCGCTCCTGAACTTTTGGGCGTAAATGATTTTTCTTTATCTAAAATATTGCGATTTAATCATTATAACATTACACCAATTTATGACAAAAAGCCTGTTAAAATAAATAATAATCTTACGGCTTTACATGGACATGAATTTGCAAAGTCTGTTTTTTCTCCTGTTAATCCTGCTCGTGGTTTATTTTTACGAAGCAAAACAACTACTATTTGCGGGCATTATCATCAAACATCCAATCATACCGAAACTGATTTAAACGGTAAAATAATATCATGTTGGAGCGTTGGTTGTCTTTGTAATTTACACCCGAAATGGATGCCTGTTAATAAGTGGGGGCATGGATTTTCTATAATAGATAATAAAAATGATGATTTTTTTGCAATAGACAACAAGAAAATAATAAAAGGTATAATTACTTGAGTAAACTTTTTAAAATCTTATCAAAAATCTATGACGAGTGGTGTTGGAATAGAAAAAGTGATAAATGGTACTTGGGAAAAATAAATCGGATTAGAAAAATATTTAATTTACCAATAATAAGGAGAAAATAATATGAAAAAACAGCAAAAGAAAACACTTATTTTTATACTTGTAGTATTCATTATAATTGTTATAACAGATGCTATATGGGCGGTGAACGGCATAAAGGCCGACACAATTAGTGAGTTTACCAGAGACTCTTTTAAGTATACCGGCGGTATATTTTTTGCTCTGGGATTTTTACTTGCGCACTTAGGGTGGTATCGAGACGCAAATATACCGGTTGCAGTTTCTATGATTGTAATGATTGTTGGAGGGGTGTTTTTCGGTTTTATACAGTCTCGATTATTAGTTATGCCTATATGGTGGGTGATTCCAGGTGTCCCATTAGGTCATTTCCTTTGGCCTCAAAAAAAACCTGATAATATGCGGTTTGGAGAGTGATTATGGGTGATATGTCAAAACACTTTTCAAGATATGAGTTCCGTTGTAAATGCGGGAAAGACTGTGGGTATGATGCCAAAGATCCAAAGCAAATTGAAATTCTTGAAAAAATTCGAGAACACTTCGGAAAGCCGGTAATTATTTCATCATCAAATAGATGTCCAGAATACAATAACAAACCTATCAAAGAAGGAGGTGTAGGTAGTTATCCCGGATCACAGCACCCCCGGGCAAAGGCTGATGATATTGTAATAGAAAACGTAAGTCCAGAAGAAATTGCCTTATACGCTGATAAGATTATGCCCGATTGGGGAGGTATCGGAATCTATGACACTTTTACTCATATAGATACCCGGAAAAACATTGCCCGATGGGATTACCGAACAAACAAAGGAGATAAAAAATGAAAAATGAAACAGAAAAAAAATTAACGTCAAGAAAGTTCTGGTTTAGTGCTTGGTCTGCTTTGACTTTTACAGTTATTGGCATTGTATCTCTAATAAATAAAAGCGAAGTAACATGGCTATCATCCTGTATGCCTTTACTTGTTGGTATTGTAGGCGCTTACGTCGGCATAGGTAGAGCAAAGGAAAAATAAAATGGGACAGTTCATAATAATATTGGTTAGTTTTTTTTTCGGGATAATAATATCTGGTCTGGTCTATGGAATAATTTCTTCTTCAAAAGAGAAAAAATTAAATGAAGAGATAATAAAAGAAAAAGAAAAGGCCAGAACTCTGGACAACGAAATAAAACAAATAGAAAAAAAAGCGGAGGATGTTAAAAATGAAAAAATGCCTGATGATATTGATAGTTTGCTCAATAGGATTAAGTCAGTCAAACGAGGGTTATAA